CATCAAAGGCAATAAGATTGTGTCCCACGATGGTATCAAATTCATTTAAATATTCCTTTAGCCCTTCTGCTGAACGCCATACAATTAAGTCTTTCTTTTGGATGTCAAGAGTCACGCAGCACCAAATTGTATCGTGTGCTAAGTTAGTCTCAATATCCAAAATTAAAGTCTTTTTCATTTTATCCCTATGATACCACCCCAAACCCTATATGGGTAAACGGTTTTTTTATAAAAACAATATTCTATTCCAGTATGTATTGAATAGAACGCTTGATAATCTATTGTATCATGACACCTTGAATCACCTACTTGACTATTATACACTACATCTTTGTGTACTATAAGCAACCCAATAAGACACCCGATTAAACCTGTAAAAATTAACCTACGCATTAGAAATACCAATTCTTTTTAACTGTTACTTTTTCAGAATCATTTTCAATACTAACTTCTACTTCAATACTTTTTTGATCTTGTTCTTTGTTTAAGTTTTTATCAAAGATTTCATCCCAATTGTTACGGTATATATCTGTTACTTTCTTTTGTTTTTCATTGGTCATTTACGCTTCTCCATATCTTTTTGCCAGGCTTCCATAGCCTTGTTAAATAATGTTTTTAACTCCTCTATTTCTTTCATTAATTTTAATACTTCTTTTTGCTCTGCAATTAAAGCATCTTGAAGTTGTGTAATCTTTTGAAATGTTTCATTGGTCATTAGTTTTTACTCCTTTACTTGGTGTTGTTTAACAAAGTCTACTGCATCCCAGAAGCCGTTCTCATACTCCTCAGAGTTTATGCCTGTCATGGTAATGTCTTGATACCAGACAATCATCTTCTCTAGGTGTTCAAGCCTGTCTTGTTGCTGGCGTAGCATGGTGGCTGCTTGTTCTCTTGTGCCACCTTCCCAATGACCCTGTTCTAATTTATCAGCTAGTTCATTTGCGTTCATTGTTTAGTTTCCTCAAAATTCATATCGCTTGGGTGTATTACATCATCATGCGTAATAACCCCATCAATGCTGGGTAAAAATCGCATGCACACCACGCACCAGTACCCGTTCATTTCTCTTGTCTTTCTGAAATGCGCTCATCTAAATATTTTTGGCTTACACCAATGCCTTCTTCTTCAAGCATATCTTTCAACGCCTCTATTTCAGCTTTACTATCCCTTATCCCCTCTGCGTAGCCAACCATCTTGCCACGCTCGAAAGCATCTAACACCGCTTGTTCTGCCTCTGTTGTATCCCTCATAATGCTTCCTCCATTTCCAACATACGGCCTGTGTCTTTATTGTAAAGCAAACTAGCACAATGCGGAGAAGTTAAACCACTAAAACGATTCTTGAGAATACTAACTCGTGTCGTGTTACGCTCAATAGGGTCTTCATGTTGTGCGTTACGGACCAAACCAATAACAATATCGGATAACTGAGCAATACTCGCAGAGCCTCTAAGTTGTGAAAGACTTGTTGCAGCCCCTTCCTCGTGACCTTTACTTTCTGGACGCTTCAGGTGCGATACTGCAATTAAACACACCCCAGTTTCTTGTACCAACATACGCAATTTAGTCATCAACTCATCAATTGCTTTTCTCTCATCTCCATTAGACTGTGATGAAATAATCATAGAAATATGATCTAAGAAAATGTATTTACAATCTGAAGCTTTTGCAAAGTAACGAATACGGTTAATCACATTATCAATATCAGTAGAGCCAAAGTTATCCCACAAGTAAATCCTATCTGTTCCCATTGTTGCATCAAAGGATTGTTTCAACTCTTCAGGGCTAACGAGTGTATCAGGTAAGTGTAATGGCTTATTCAAGTGTAGCGACATAATGCTTCGTGCTGTTTTTCGTACTGACTCTTCCATAAACATTAAGCCAATATTGGAATCGGTAGTCTGAATCAAGTGCCATAGAATCTCACGCAAGAATTGTGACTTACCTAGTCCTGATCCTGCACAAACCGTAATCAACTCCGCAGGTCTAATGCCATAAGTTAAATCATTAACACCAGCCCAAGGATATAAAGCAGAAGACTTTTCTACAGGTTTATTAACTTCTTCCCATAAAGTAGAGCCTGCAATAATGCCATCAGGTGTCCATTGTTCTGCTGACCACCATTGCTTAACATAGTCTGCTCCTTTTCCTACTGCAAGGTAGTCACAAGCATCTTTATAGCCTGAAATATGCTTAACAATCTTACATTTATTACCTAATATCTCAGCAACTTCATTCGCAGCCTTGCGTCCAGGCTCATCAGCATCAAAGGAAATATAGATACTCTCAAATGAAGATAACCACTCATAGTTCGCTTTAACGTCCTTTAAGGCAGCTTGTGCGCCATTGCGTACAGAGACATTGGCGTACTTCGATCCTGCCATCTGAAAGCCTGCTAACGCATCTAATTCGCCTTCATGAATAGTGACTGTCTTACCGCCTTTAGCAAACAACTGCTGACCAAATAATGTTGTGTCTTTCCATTGGCCTGTGATACCAAACATCTTGCCTTCAACAATACGATTCTTAGTGGCAACAACTACGCCATCATCGTTTGCGTAAGGGTAGTATTGTGTTGTAGCGTCTTGCGTAACACCATAGTGCTGACAAGTATCACGAGTAATCCCTCTCTCGCTGATTGACTTTACTTCTCCCTTAATTTCTAACATATTTTGCTTTCTTGTTGGTGCGACATAACTTTCTGTTCCATCGCCTTTAATATATGTTTGACATCCGTAACAATACTGATGCCCGTCTGTAAAAAGAGCATTAGCATCCGAACTTCTACATTTATCGCAGGGAAGGTGCTTTATGAATTGTGATTCACTACTGCTTTGCATAGTTCTAATACCTCTCTATCTGTATATCTTTGTTTTGCCATGTTATACCACCAACAAACAACTTGTATATTATTTTTTGTATAACCTTTTGTTGGGTTTATTTTGTCAATACTAGGAGTTCTTGCATTTCTATTAGAATAATCACTTCCTTTATTTACTAATTCAAATTTAAGACCTGTTTTAGCACAAACATCTTTTAAAAGTATCTCATGTATATATTCACTGGTTAAGTCAAAATCTATATTATGTTTCTCAGCTCTTTGTTTACAAGCATGATAAAGATTGTAAGCAGTTCTATAAGAAGGATAGCAAGCATCACAAAGATTTTTTGTTCTTTTCGCAGAACCTGCTTTTACTTTCCAATTACAACCACATTGCTCGCATACTTTATGAACTCTACTTTTTCTTTCTTCTCTTCCTTTAGCTGCTCGACATTGTTTACAGTATGGAACATAAATCATGTTTCCTGCTTTTGATTTAGACATACCAAACAAACTAACATCTTTACTTTCATTACATTTTTTACAACTCTTTTCCATAAAATCTCCTTAGATGGTCTATTGTAACATAAAACATCTAATTTGTCAAGATGTAACAATATATATGATAATCTCTCTACTTAGTTAATTTAGTTTTTAAAAACAATAATAATAATATTAATACACTACTTAGTAATACATACTACTTAGTAATCATCTAGATTACTTAAATCATCTAAATAATAATCAATGTCATCTATGTCATTACTATTTAGTAAATCTATTCTATCGTGATAAAGTATATCTGTTTTTACTGTTTTTAAACACTTTAAACACATATCAAGATAATCATTAGAATTAACCGACTTAATGGTCGCCTCATAATCAGATAATAAATTATTGCAACAATAACATCTCATGGTGTTCTCCAATGCCTTTTAGAGGCGTTTTAAGGTGCTTTTTAGGCGTTTTTACGACTATTTGATACCTATGCGTCATCTTCTTCTTCTTCGCCTCCTGGAGCTTCTCCTGAAACATTGTCACAATCCCAAACCACATATTCACAATCCATTTCTTCAGGTAAAAAAGTATTTGCACGATTAACTTCAGGCGTGTTCACTATAATTACCATTATTATTATCTACATAATGTTTCATTTCATAATAATCCAAAAATACTTCTGCTAATTTATGCCATGTTGCCATGTTAGTTTCTCCGATTTCACCTTCATAAAGAGACTCACCAATGCCACCACGATTTAATAATGATTTTAATTCTGCATCATTCATTTTATAAACTCCTTATATATACTTATAATAGTATCTATTACTGAGGATACTGCGAATATTATCAATAATAAATCTTCTCTGTTCATGTTAATTCCTATGATATGCGTGAAAGGGGTTATTTTTCATACTTTCTATCAATTCCTCAATACTCCAAATCCATTGTAGCATCTTTAGACCTTCTTTAGTGTAAATAGTAAAACTCAAAATAGTGCCTCCTCAAATACAAATTTAGGTGCTTTTCTTAATTCAATTGTCCATGCGTTAGTGCCTACATATTTCAAGGCCTCGGCTTTAGTGTAAAACCATCTTAACACAAAACCATCTTCATCACTAACCCAATATTTACTTAGCATTACTCTTTTACTGCTTTTTTATAGTCCTTCACCATCCAGGAATCTACTGCTTGATCCACGTGATCGCCCGTAAGCCATACATGCGTAGCCATCTTCCCATCACATAAGACAATGGCTGGGGCTATTTCTTCTTGGGGTACATCCCACGAGCCATCACGTAGCCACCGATAACGCTCTGCGTCTAAGAAGTTTTGACTATCTCCTAGCATCTTAGAGAAGAGAGCATTTCTATTGTCTTCTTGAGCCTCTAATGCGTCGCATAGCTGATTTATTAGTGTGCGTGTGACCACATAGTCATCTTTTTCTGCGTAGGTTCGTGCCTTGCGTAGTAAGTTTTCAATCATTTATTGCCTCCATAGATTCGTACATATCAACCATATCATTTATCACTTTATCACGACCATATTTTAACATATAGGATACTGCGTCACACATCAAATTATGGTAAGTGTATTCCTCCCATGCGAGGCGAGCCTCTTCCTTATTTAACTCTAGTAAGCTATTCATAATTTCCTCTTAGCTAAGAAAATGGCTACATTGTACCAATACTCTGCAACTCTTTCTACCACCTCCATAGGTGCGTGGGATGGCGTAGGATAATCTGCATCGCCATAACCACACTCACTCAAACCCTCATACCAATTTTCTAAGTTGTTCACATTGCAATAGTCCACTAGTAGTTCTTCTGCGTATTGCTCTATGCGTTCTTGCTGATCCATTTTAATCCTCTTCTGTTACATTAAAGTTTAACAGTATATGGTGACCCGTCACAATAATTTTACAATCGCCTGCGTAGTAGGTAGCCCCATTAGGTTCTATATGTTTTAAAATAGCATCGGGAAAATTCTCATCGAGCCATTCAATTAGTAAATCTTTAGTGTTAAAAAATATGTCATGCTTCATTCTGTTATCTCCCAATTTCCAGTTTTATTTCCGTTAGAATCAAATACAATTCCTTCAGCGTCTCCCCAATTTATCTTTACAATAATATTTTCTAGGGCTTCCTGCAACTCTTCAGGATTATCGTCATAAGCTGAATTGTTTAAGTTTATCTCTATGCTTAATTTCATTTAGCTAACCTCCAAAATAGTATTTATGTCAAAACCTGGGGTAAACCCGTATCCTACTATTTCCCAATCGGCTTGATAAAAGGGGTATTGCTCGGCATAACCATGCTCTTGCGTAGGGTTGCCCTTAATAGCCCCTTTAATCTCCTCCTTGAGCGTATTAAGGCTCTCTATCGTGCCTACTTTCATCTTAATATGTATTTCCATGTTATCAATAAATATTGCGTAGTTTTTCATTCTGCACCCACTTGTTTAACTGATACAAAAACGGCATTATCTCCCGCCAATTTTCTAGCCTCGGCAATGTTCTTTGCGTAACAGTATTTTGTTGCAATAACCGCTACATGAAATTCATATAAGGTGCGTAGTTGTTTAGGTGCTTCCCATGCCTTATAGGTTGGGGCTTTTTTACAATCGGCATAATATACGCTAAAGCGATCTGCAAATTGTGGAAGACACCAATTCCACCGATTATATTGCGTACGGGTATCTAGTGGATTGTTGCGTTGCCCCCTATAGCGTACCCTTATTTTAATGCCCTCTGCCTTAAATTGTTTTTTTACTTCATCAAGATAAGCTATAGGAATGTTTTTATATATTGCAGACTCTTCACTAGTTTTGTATTGTTCTAAGTTAATCATTTTATTTATTCCATCCTAAAGGTTGTTCTGCTTTTTTTTCTACAATGTAACCTAGCTTTTCAATTAGGTTGACAGTATCAATAGACAAGGTTTTTGTTTTAGCTATCTCCGCAAATAATCGAGAGGTGTCGCAAATAGGGTAATAAACCCATGAGCCATAATTTTTCTTAGCTTCTATAATAATTTTCATTTTATTTACCTATGTTTATAAATTGAATATGATCTTGCTTAAATTGTTTAATCTCTGCAAGGGCTTGGTTGCGTATAGAGTTTAATTCCTTGGC